AAAGATTATTAAAGATATGATAGATTGGTGTGAGAAAAAAAATCCAGTTTTAGATTGGGTAATGCAACGATATGTAGTGCAACACAGAATACCAGTTTATTTTTCAGTTCCAAGTTTAGCAAATCACTTGAATTCAGATAGTCTAATTAAAAAAGTAAATGCTCCAAACAGGACTTGCTGGTATATGGACGGTGACGAGTGGATAGTGAATATAAAATCAAGTCGTGTATTCAAAAAGTCAAATATGAGATATGGAAAAAGAAATTAAAATAAGCGATGAAAAACTACAAGCAAAACTTAATTTTACACCCCATAAGAAACAACAAGAGATTATTAACTGTAATTCAAGGATTAGAGTTGTTTGCGGTGGAAAGAGAGGCGGAAAAACTCTCGTTGCTTCTTATGAAGTAGTAAAAGAAGCTCTTTTAAGCGACAAAAGGATTTGGGTAGTAGCACCTACCTATGAACTCACACAGATTATATTTGACCAAGTTATAATTTTCTTGGATAGAATATTAAGTAGTAGTGATTATTCAATAATAAAAAAGCCAGTTCCTAAAATACAATTAGCTAATGGAAGTATAATTGAGTGTAAATCATCAGAAAATTCAAAAGGGATGATGGGTAGAGCAGTTGACTTAATCGTAATAGACGAGGCTTCAAGAGTTGGTGAGGATATTTGGAAAAGATTTCTTAGACCAAACATAGTTGATAGAAAAGGCAGAGTTATTATGATTTCAACACCAGCAGGAAAGAATTGGTTTTATGAAATGTGGATAAATGCTGGAAAAGGAAAGTTCCATTTTACTTCGTTGGACAACCCAATCTTTTCAAAAGAAGAATGGGATAATATTAAAGCAACCACACCACAAAGAGTGTTTGAGCAGGAATATGAAGCAAAGTTTATTACAGACGCAGGAGAAGTATTTAGGGGAATAGAAGATATCGTTGAAGGAGAAATGATACAACCAGAACCAGGTCATTCCTATATTATGGGGGTAGACCTTGCGAAACATAACGATTTTTCTGTTTTAGTTGTTATGGACAGATTTCTTAGAAAAATGGTATGGATGGATAGGTTCAATGATATAGATTATAATTTACAAAAGAAAAGGATTGTATCTCTTGCTAAAAAATATAGAGCAAAAGTAGTAATTGATAGCAGCGGGTGTTTGATTGATAACCAAAGAATAATAACTGAAAATGGATTTAAGGCACTTAAAGATATAAAAGACGGAGAAAAAGTATTAACTGGAAAAGGAAATTATAAGAGTGTTAAAAACATAAGTTCAGTCAAAAAGAAAGATATAGAAGTTTATAAAATAACACCATCATATCAAACAATTCCAACAGAGTTATCTTTCTCACATCAGGTTTATACAAGAGATGGATGGGTTGAAGTAGGCGAATTAAGTGAAGGGGATTATTTAAAGATACCAAGAAAACTACCAAAAGGGAAATTTGACTATAGCTGTTTTAAAAATAAAAAATTATATCACCAAAAAAAAGATAAATTTAGGGTAGAAGATTTTTATAAAACTGATTTATTTTGGAGAATTGTAGGGTATTTTATTGCTGAAGGAAGCACGAGAACAAATAGAGGTATAAGTGGAAAAAAATATAATCAAATCTCTTTTGCCTTTAACAATAAAGAAACTGAATACCACAATGATATAGATAAATTTGCAAGTTTAATTGGGCGAATTGCAAGTAAAAGAACGAGGGAGGAGTATGGTTGCACTGAATTAACTATAAGTTGTGGGTGGTTATCAAAGTGGTTTACAATATTCGGTAAAAAAGCACACTTAAAAAAGATACCCGCAGATTTTGACTTTTTACCAGACAAATATAAAAAAGAGATAATAAAAGGTTTTTGGAGAGGAGACGGAGATAAAATGAAAGATAAGAAAGGATTTAGATTTCACAGTTCTTCTATGGATTTAATTCTTACAATGCAAAGATGGTTGTTATATTTTGGAATAATATCTTCGCTCACTACATCAAAAAGAAAGCCAAGAGATAAATATGTTCTAAATATATACGGACAAGAAGGTATTAAGTTTGCAAAGTTGATAGAAGAAGAGTGCTATAAGATAAAAAAAATAAATCCTACGGTAGGATATATAGATAGAAATTATTTTTATTCACCAATAAAAACAATAGAGATAGATACGAGAAATGTCAGGCTCTGGGAATTTGAAGTAGAAGATGATAATAGTGCTTTTGCTAATGGATTGGTTGTACATAATAATGGAGACCCCATAGCAGAAGACATTAGCAGAGAAATCTTTACAGAGAAAGTAAGTCTTCACTCAATTAAAACAAAACAACAACTTATTGAAAAACTATCAATATTTATAGAACAAAAACTTATAACAATAATCCCAGACGAAACTTTAATTAAAGAGCTTCAACAATATAGTTTTGTTATATCGGATAGAGGGTATAGTAAATACTCTGCTCCAAGAGGAGAGAATTACCACGACGATTGTGTAATCGCATTAGCATTAGCGGTATGGGATTTAAGACCAACAAATTATGAACCAGATACTATACAACAAACAACTAAAATATTTAATGAATATCTATAATGAATAACAATTATTTTAATCAGCTCAACACTGAATTAGAAGAGTTTAAAACTCAGGACATTAAGATTGCTGATAGTTTTACTTGTAACCAAAGAAAAATTACCCACGATAATATCCGTGCTTATAACTCTCAATTTGAAAATGGAAATATAGATTCAGAAGGTTTCTTAAAGTTTTATTACAACATAACAAGAAATCCTTGTAATTCTGCCTCAAAAGCAATCAGGTTTGAGCCAAAGGATATTATCCTTAACCCAGCACCAGGACAAAGCTCTCATAAGGTGTGGTTAATGAACCTTGATTTAAGACATTATTTTAAGGTTAAGAAATTTAATCAGTTTCTACAAAGGATATTTAAAGAGCTTCCAATAATGGGAAGTGTTGTAGTTAAGAAGATAGGCGATGAGTTCTATTTTGTTGATTTGAGAAACCTTGCCAATGAACAATCTGCCGAAACACTTAAACAAGCAACCTATGTAATAGAGCAACATTATTATTCTATAAATGAACTTAGAAAACAACCTTGGAAAAACATTGACAAGGTTATTGAACAACATAGACACACAAAAGCAAAGTATATTAAGGTTTTAGAAAGATATGGAGAAGTGCCTGAAAGCCTTGTCAAAAAAGATGGAGACGAAAATAAATTTGTTTATGCCAGAGTAATCTCTTATTCACCTGATACTTCTTATTATCCAGGTGGACAGAAAGCACTTGGAACTGATATATCAGAAGCAAAAGGTGAAATCCTTGACGCAAGACAATTAGATATTGATAAAGAATTTCCTTATAGGGAGTTTCATTTCGAGAAAATGCCAGGAAGATGGTTGGGTATTTCAAGGGTAGAGGTATTGAGAGACCCACAAATAAGAACAAATGAGATTGTTAATCTTAGAGTAAAATCTTCTTATTTCGCTGCCCTTAATATATTTCAGTCAAGAGATGATACATTTAAGAAAAATCTTCTTAAAGATATAGTTAATGGACAGGTGGTTTCTGTTATGGATAGAATAGAAAAAATCCCAACAGAAGAAAGAAACTTAGCATCATTTGATTTAGAAGAAAGAAAGTGGTTAGCAAATAGAGATGAAACCACATTCTCTTACGATGTTGTAAGAGGTGAAAGAATGCCAGCAGGAACTCCATTAGGTTCTGCTCAGTTGGCAGCTGCTATGATTACTTCTTACTTTGAACAAATACAGCAAAACATTGCCGCAGATATTAAAGAACTAATTTACAATGATATTATTCCTTCTTTTAAAAATCAACCAGACCACTACATTAAGTTGATTGGTGAAGATTTAGAAAGATATTACAAGGCGGTATTAGACCATAAATTGAATATTGAGATATTAGAGTTCAATAAAAGAACAAAAAGAATACCTACAAAAGTTCAAGCCGAAGCAATGAAACAGATACTTCAAGAGAAAAAGAAAAAGGAAGACATTAGTATTCCAAAATCTTTCTACAAAGATGTTAAATATGTAGTTGATATAATTATTACAGGACAAGATAAAGATTTAAGAGTTCAGGCTTCTAATATGGCTATGGTTTTACAATCAATCCAACAAGACCAGACATTACTTACCGACCCAGCAAAGAGAAAGATATTTGGTAAATTACTCGAAAGCGTTGGTTTAGACATCAATGATATAGCAATGAATGAAACCCAACCAGTTACACAAATGGTTCAAGAACAGAAAGGTGGTGGGATTAGTCGCCCAAATCTTCCAACAAATATCCAAATGCCATTAACACAATCAAATGAAATATGAGAAATATAGATGATACATTAGACAAAATGAAGGGAACAACTCAGGGTGAAGCAGTGATTGAATATGTAAACGAATTAAAATCCAGTATAAAAGACGAGATATTTATGGAAGAAGCAGATACTTCTATTGAAAAATTGTTTGGCAGCAAAATTGCTATTAAATATTTAGATAAGATTAAGAGAAGATTAGAGAAAGGAAATCCTGATAAGCCGATTAAAAACGAATATATATAAAAGTCGAGGGTTATCTCTCCCTTAAAAGAGTGTGGAGTTAAACATAATCTCTTAAAATATGTTAAACAATAATGAGGAACTGGAAACCTCTAAAAATCCAGAAGAGGGTAAAACCCCTGAAGGAGACACTTCTCAAAACGAATCTACTGAAAATGTAGAAGAACTCAAAAACAAAATAGCTGAGTTAGAGGATAAGCTATCACAGTCAGAAAGCGCTAACAAACAGCTATTTGAGAGAACACAGAAAAGCACTTTAAAAGCAAAAGAGCTTGAGGCAGAAAATTTTGCCAAAGAAAATAAGATTGAGAAAACTAATGACCCGTTGGAATCTTTAAGGCTTTATTCAGCACTTAAGGATTATTCCAAAGATGAGATAGATATTATATCTCGTCAAGCAAGGGCATTAGAAACCAACCTTATCGAAGCAGCAGAACACGAAGACACTCAAGTTCTTATCAATGCTTATCGTGCTAAGGTCGAAAAAGATAATACGACCCCTTCTCCAAGTTCTCGACAAGATATGTCCGAAAAAGGTTTTGATGAATGGTCTCCTGAAGACATCAAAAAACTTACCCAAAATCCAACTAAGGAGAATATAAACAAGTTGGACGAGTATCGTAGATATATGAGAACAAAAAGAAGGAGTTAATTAGATGTCTTACACTCCTAGTGCAGATATAAAAGGTTTAATTCCTGAGTATTGGACACCCTTTTTACAAGCACCTTTGTATAAATCATTGGTTGCTTTAGAAACTGCCAATACCAGATTTGAAACCTACTTAAAAGATGGTGATACAATCAATCATTCTTACATTGCTATGCCTGATGTTCAGGACTATACCCCTTACACTGAAATTACAGAGTGGGGAGTAGTTGATGCTGAGAAGGAACAATTAGTCGTAAATGAAGTCAAAGTGGCTCCATTCGTAGTCGACAGAATTGAAGAACTCCAAGCAAACATCAATATGGTAGCAGAGTTAGGTGAAAGAGCTGGTTACCAACTTAAAGATACCATTGATACAGCAGTATTAGAAGGAGTAGAAGATGGAACTGCCTTTAACTTTGGTTCAGCACTTACTACCGATAACATTATTCAATTCTTTGCTTCTGCTAAAACAGAGCTTAGAGAGGCTAATGTTGAGGAAGATGGTGACTGGATTACTATCGTTACCCCAGCAGTAGCTGAACTCATTGAGAGAGTTGCTGCCGATAATGGTTTTCAGGTTGCTGACAGCACATTGAAAAATGGTTTTGCTGGAAACTTCTTGGGATTAAAGGTTTACATCTCAAATAACTTGCCTACTACAAGTGATGAAACTTCTATTTACATTGGTAAAAGAGGTATGATTGATTTAGTAATGCAAGCTGCTCCTCAAATGGATATATCTAAAGCTGAAAATATGCTTGGTTATAAATTTAAACCATTCACAGTTTTCGGAACTAAGGTATTCCACGAAAATGCTAAGAGGTTCTTGAATGCTACCGTTTCAATCGGTTCAAGCTCCTAGTAGTTTTTCCACCCTGCCCTTGTCTTGCAACGAGGGTAGGGATGGGAAAATTAACCTAAATAAATATGACAAAAGCAGAGTTAGTATTAGATACATTATTTTTGTCAAATACTGTATCTACACAATATAAAGCGATAGATATTCTAAGAAATCTCAATATGTATTATGATGAGATTGTTTTAGAAATATTTAAATCAGATGCTACCTGGAAATATGATGAAGGGGTTGGAACACTTCCTACAATAATTGCTAACTTAATTCAAGACCAAAGAGATTATCAACTTCCAACAGAAGCAAGAAGAATTGAAAGAGTAGAAATAAAAGATAGTAATGGAAAATGGCATATACTTACCCCAATTTCACCAGACAAAAGTGATGAAGAAAATGACGACACAGGAACTCCTAATAAGTATTATGTAAAAGGAAGGTCGATATTTATTTTTCCTTTATCAAATGAAAACAGGGAAGAGGCTTTATCTGTAACTTTATCTAAATCTGTGACACAGCTTGTTGAAGATACAGATGAACCAAAGATTGATAGAGAATTCCAAAGATATCTAACAATAGGAGCTGCTTATGACTGGTATTTCGCAAAAGGAAATATTAGCAAATCAAGAGAAATGGAAAGAAGATTAGAGAAATTAAAGATGGCAGTAAAAGATTTCTATTCTAAGAGAAATGAGGATTATGTTTCAAAGTTTAGTGTTAAAAAAGAAAACTATAAATAGGTCGTTAAAATAACAAATTAAAAACATGTCAGATGTAATAGAAACAACGGATATAAAAATCTATCTTAGTGGGGGAGCAACAAATACCGACCCTAATGCTTCATTAGGTGGTATTATCTCTTCTACTGAATTAGTAGATAATAACCTTCATAATCTTTTTGCTAAGGTTGAAGCCGCAGAAGCTTCAACTGGAAGTACAAAGTATAGAGGTATCTATGTCAAAAATAATAATGGGCATACATTAACTTGGGAAAGTGTCATTGCTTATATTGAGTCCCAGACAACTTCTGGTGATACATCTATTGAAATAGGTGTAGCTAATGAAGCTGCTGATGCTACAATGGATACAATAGCAAACGAAGACACAGCCCCAGACCCAGCAGTGTCCTTTACAGCTTCAACAGACCCAGGTGATGGTAAAGCAGTAGG